GCAACGGGTTCACGGATTCCGTCGATATCGACAGGAGGAGCAGCAATGAACGCTATGATGTAACAAGTTGCAGCAGTGAGAAGGGTAGGGACCATCAGTGTTCCAAACCAGCCAATATAAAGGCGGTTGTTAGTTGATGTTACCCATTCACAGAACTCGTTCCATCCAGATAGCGAACTCTGCTTTTGTAGAGTTTGAGCCATTTAAGAATAAGAGCGATTTTATTTGTAACCTGTAGGATAAGAGACATTATAACCCCCTGGTCTCAGTTAGGGGAAGTATAATTAGACAGTGAGAAATAAACCTCACTGGTCCATGTATTTATATTAAGACATATGAATCCATCTGTCAACCCTTGACACCAGTTTAAAAACTGTCTAGACTAGGCTTGTCCGGTTTGATGGATATCACTTAGGTTTATTCTTTGCTTTCTCTACCTTAGCATCAATATGAGGATTACCAGTCTTAGGCATTGCCTCTGCACTCTGAGGATCTAACTTATTATATCTATTTGCTATATCCTTACCATCAGCTAACTTAGGATGCCATCCATTTATCATTTCTGGTGGAGGATCTTTAGGATATTCTGGAGCAATATCTCTCTTCTTTGTACTTTGAGAAACTACTTTCTTAATCTTATTGACCCTATCAAAATTCTTTTCTCTTTCATTCTGTTCAGTCTCATATAGATAATGATCTTTAAAATCTTCATTATCTTTTTCGTATGCCAATAGATCATTCAACTCAGACTGAAGAATATTAGATTTAACTCCATCCTCATCCTCAAGAAAAAGTAAAAAATCTTTTTCTAGATTCTCCTTACGGAGTACCTTGTGATTTTTACCACCATAATAATAGTCATAAAGATAATCATGATTACCATATAACTTCTCCATTTGTTGAGAAGTTCTCCATCTTTCATTATTAAGCATATAATTCCATTGATGATCTCCTTCTCCAATCAATTCAAGTACTTGATTTTTCTTCTCTTGAGATGCTCTAATATTCTCTTTATACTCAGATTTTCTCCACATCCTATTGTCACTAGTAGGTTTAAATTGTGGAGGAACTGACTTATTCTTCATTAAACCATCTCCCACAACTCTAACCTTTGGTTTTACCTTAAACTTAGTAGGAACCTCAGGCATATTATAGGGTTTCTTAACCTCTCTTAGAATCTTTTTCTTCCTTTGAGTAAAGGAAGATTCTGTGATGACTCTACCTTGTGGTTCATAACTAGCAAGTTTTATGCTAGTACCCCATTTACCAGATCCACCAGCAGGTTTTGGTTTCTTCCATAACGGTTTTGGTGTAAAGTCAGTTTTCTTCTGCCATCCTGGTGCAGGTAATGGTGTGTTTGGACCTAACATATTTGCTGTTTTTAATCCAGGTAATATAAATCTCAAATCATGAACATCTCTAGGACTTAGATAAGGATTATTTTTACCTGGATGTTCTCTATGAAACTCTCCTGCTTTAGGATGACCCAGTTGATGAAGCTTCCATGCTTCATCATCTACGTTTGCAATCTTAGTATCACCCCCTTGGTTATTCTTTGCCTTTGGTGCTTCTGGAACCCATGGACGATTAGGATCGGGACCCTGAGGACCATCTAAAGGACCTTCTTTACTCGGCCAAGGATCTCCAGGTTCCCATGCAACCTGAGTATCACCCTTTTTCTTTTTCTTTCTTTCAGGTTTATCACCTTTATCCCTTCCTTGCTGAGCAGAATAATTATCGCTAGCATCCCCTGGTCCTTGCTCAGGTCTGGTTGTATATCCAGGTATTTTGTCTCCAAACTCTTTAGGTTTCCCTGTTATAACACATAAGTATCTACCAAATTCATCCGGTGTATTGGATGGAGGTCCAGGATAAAATGCTCGGTAATTTGGATCATCATCACCACCCCCATCTTTCTTTTCAATATTCTTAAACCATACCGCCTGTTCTAATGTTAACTGACCATAAGAAGTGAAATTACTACTTCCATCCCAATCACCAAGTTCTCCAGTAATACTCCCAAGATTAACCATCTTACGATCCGACTGGCGTATATACCCTGTCCGTGTAAAATTGCCCCATGCATACCACATTGAAGACATAGGACCTAGAACATAACTGGTATCTCCAGGAGGTTCTACAGTCAAAATAGTTCCATCACTCAAAAATATTCCATCAGTATTCTTACCATCATCCTCATCATTATCTTTATTAAAGTCCAATTCAGTATATGTATTATCTTCAGGAGGAACCCATTCAGATGGATCACCTATTGTATATAATCCCTGAGTATTATTAGTCGGAATCCCCTCAGTAATCTGATTAAGGTGACGCAGTGCTCTAGAAAATGTATTCTTACGACTCATGGATAATATCCTATACCAAAGTATTTATTTTTAAATCAGATGCATCATATTCAACTGTACCTGTCGGCCATGCTACTACAGATATACGAGGAGTAGTAGCAGAAGTATCAACCACTTCTATACCATGCCAAATCTTAGGATTAACCCAAACAAATCTATTAGGGGTAGGTTCTATTTGTGCCACATCACAATCTTTAAATTTTAAATGACCACCCCATGAAGATTCCCATGTAGGATGAATGTAATAAATATATCCCCCCGACTCTGCATGATACCCACCATTACTAGGATCTGATGATTCTCTATTAAGTCCTACAGGTGCAACATTGATAGAAGAAAACAATGGGATTTCATCCTTCCAAGAAGATTGCCAAAGATTTAACTCAATCAATTTAGATTCTATCCAATCATGAATTTGAATCTGAAGAGAATTTCTTTCTTCAATATAAATGGACGAATTAAGATAACCAGTTATACCCGACTGAATAGTATTCCATTGATCATTAGTCAAAAAATTATCAATAATTACTGCAGCAGTGGACATTATGCTAAGATAATAATCATTTACTATTTATAATAGTCGTCAACTTTTTTTAATATCTATTTAATTTCTTCAAGTATATCTAAAACTTTATTAAGATATTTGTGAGCAAGATCTCTTTCCCCTTGCCACACAGTATCTGGTTCATTATAAAGATTATTCTTAAGTTTCAAAACTTTTACAACAAGTTCTTGTTTTTTCATTTTAATTTTAGGCGTTTGGGTCCCAATTTCTGATAAATTCTATTCTCTTTTCCCATGAATCTGCATTTTCATATGTATAATCTTTAATGTATTTTTTATTAATACATTGAGGATCATTCGCTACTGAACAAACTAGGTTGTGAAGAGATTCTTCATCACCTTTATTTCCTGTTCTCCAGGTATGTTTTCCATTTAACCACACAGCTCCACATTTGGGGCATTCTTCCCTGTTAAATGACAGGTCAGACAGCTCTTTATCGGACATTGTATAAAGTGTTCGGTAGAATACAGATACCTTATTTATACTTCATCTTTCACTAAATAAAGTCAGTGTATGAAATCGGAAACAAATGCAAAGGTTCTTACCTTTTGTTATTTTATTGATGACAGGTGCTGTGGTAGCACCAGTAGCTAAAGCTGATATTACATCTAGAATGACTTCTAGTGTTCAACTAACAGTCAATGCTGCAGCAACACAAATGCAAAGAGTAGGAAATTCCTATAGTATCTCTGGTAATAACATAGACACAACTGATGGAACTACAGCAAATACAATAAGTGCTGGTGCTATTAGTAGCGGTGTCTATGGTCCTGGTACTATTAGTGCTGTACAAGATGATCCAGGGGAAGCATTCAGCTTCTCGACTTCATTTATTCAAGGTGATGCTTTACATACCGCTGGACCTGACGTAGGTGACGTTTCACCATTTTCTAATCAATTATCTACTGCTGCTGGAAGTGCTGGAAACCTGGCTGGGACTGTTACTACTCAAGGTCTTCTGACCGTAACGGCTGGTGGAGCTGGTACAACAGCTACAGGTCAGTTTGTAACTGAACTCCAAATCGACTAGGAAAGTGGGTTATGAAAAGACTTATAACACTAATAGTGTTGTTAGGTAGTACTGGTGTTGCAAGAGCAGTACCAGTCGTACCTAACTTCACTCAAGGCAGTATGACCACTCATACAGAAACTACACAAAATATTACTGAAACTATTAATAGTATGGATTATAGAACAGGGTATGAATACTCTGTAACTGGTAGTGGAATTACAGCATCAGGTGAATTAAGACCAGAACAATCAGCGATTGAAAATGAAATTGAAGGAGTGAATTCACAATGGGTAGGATTGTCGAACAGACCAAGTTTCTCTCAGACTACTCCAGGAGGATCATTTATGTACACAGAAACATATTCGGGTCCTGGATTACAAAATCAAACAATAATACAACGTGAAACCATAATTGAGAGTATTACTGACACAACTTCAATCTTTAGTCAGTGATTTAAACTTTTCATATATACTACCAGGATAATTGTTGTAACATGCATTTCTTGAAAAAACAGATTAGACTTGTATTACTTGGGACTATGACCTGTGGTTTATTATCTCCGACAAAAGTCCTTAGTGAAGCTGTTGGGGGTGTTTCTGCTACTGCTTCTCCCGTTGCTAATAGTTCTGGCAGCGTTACCAACCAAGCCATTCAAGTCCTCCAAGGTCCTTATATTACGAATACATACGGCGGAGGGATCCAATGTCAGGGTCCTACGATGAACTTTACTCCTTATGTCACTGCCGCTGCATCACAGGCGAAACCTTATGAACCTTATTACAATGATCCTGTATATGATATGAGTGACTTTATGGGTCAGTTTGATGCAGATGGTAATGATATTGGTGATGGTATTCCAGACAACCCTGGACGTGTTGTTTATCAAGTACCGGTAAGAACTGGTCAGAAAGATAACTATAACCTTGGTGTTGGTTTCTCAGTTACTTGGTCACGTCCATTAGATAGAAAACTTCAAGACCAATGTAAATTGGCAGCACAAACTCAAATAGAATTACAACAACAACTAACAGCCAATAAGAGACTGGACTTTGAGATTGCAAGACTGAAGAACTGCGGTGAACTTATGCAGAATGGTATATCATTCCACCCTAAGAGCCCTTACTATAAAATCTGTGCTGATGTGATAGTCCAAAATGTTGCTACTATCCCACAACACGTCCATCCTATTCCTACTCCCACTACTTCTTCGTCTTCGCCTTCACAGACCTCAATTTTGCAATCGCTTGATTCCGATCTCTCTGTTCTCCTTGGCGTTCCCTTACAGATAAAGTCTTCAGTTGTTTCCCCCTAATCGTCGCGATCTTTTTCATAACTTTCTTAACCGTTGGTTTGACTACTTTCAATAGTATGTCAGCCAACGGTTTTGCCAATAGGGCGGATGATGTTGCGATCACAGCAATACCACCTACCTGCATGACTTGACCACCACTAGGTAACCCAGCCAATACTTGTTCTGGAACAGGTACAGGTTCTGTGATCTGAACACAGATATTATCAATCAACTTATATTCAATTACTTCTTCTCTATATCCATTAATATATGTCCCAACAGGTTCTTGTGCTTTCTGTACATCTGTGGGACATTTTGGGGTGGGTGGAGGAGGTGGAGGAGGATCTGTTCTCTTAGGTGTTTGTGGTTTTGGTTCTGGTGATTTCTCAGTCTTATTATCTACTGATGCAGGTCTAGTAAATATCATCTGATTGGGTTCATAATCAGGAGCATTAAAACTGGGAACACCACTATCACAATAGGTAACTATCCCTCTCGAATCATCTTCAGAAAGATTCTCATTTAGAGGATTATTATTTTCATGTGCTTCAACACAACCAGGTACATCAATGATAGGATTACCTATACCTGAAGTAACTGGAGGTGAATATTCTCTAACTGGAGGTATACTATCAAAAACATTCCTAATTGGTGGAACATTCACATTACCAATATTCACATTACCAATATTCACACCATTAATTCTAATATTATTAGTGTCAATACGAGGGATACTCATTAGTCATTAGAATGGAAGGCCTGCAGATGAACCACTAGGAATACCAGATCCTATTGCAGGAACTAATGCACCACCTGTAGTACCAGGTAATTCTGGAATAGAAGAATCTACAAGACTGGGAAGTGAATCTGTTACAGCAGAAGTGACACCATTGATGAGTTGAGTTTTCACACCATCAATCAGGGCATCTTTCTGGAGATAAACATAACCCCCTGCACCCACTACTGACAAGGATATAACACTTGAAAAAATTGCAAGACCGTTAATAATCTTTTGCATTTTCATTCACCCAAAGTTCTTCTTTATGTATGTAAATTATTCATTTTGATCCTCCTTCACAAAATCCTCTATAGTAAATAAAGATTTTAAAGTTATCCCAGATTTTTCCATTGCCTCTTTACCACCTTCTTGCCGATCTATAATAGCAACAATAGTTTCTACTACATATCCAGCATCGCGCAACTTCTCCACTGCTTTAAGGGATGAACCGCCAGTAGTGACTACATCCTCCAAGACAGTTACTTTGGACCCTTCAGGAGGAAGTGGGCCCTCTATCCAGACACCCGTACCATGTCCCTTTGCTTGCTTGCGAACAATCAGAGCACTTTGTGTTGTACACCAAGCAGATTCTAAAGATACTAAAGAAACTCCACACACCAAAGGATCGGCACCAAGAGTAAGTCCTGCTACCGATACTGAATCAGATTCAATATATTCCAACATAGAATAACTTGTAATTTTAAGACCTTCTGGACTTAAAATAACAGGTTTACAATTTATATAATGCTCACTGATCTCACCAGAAGAAAGTTTAAACTCACCTTTACGATAAGATTTCTCTCTTAGCATTTTTAAAAGTTCATCTCTCATACCTAGTACTCCTATCCTCTTTTCATCCATTTTTTTCCTCTATCTATTGATTCTAATCTAGCAGATTCAAATTCTTCTTCCCACTCCTTTATATCGTTACCCCAATCCTCTTCATACTCTTTTGGAACATAATCAAAACCAACTCTCCTAACTCTTCGACCTTTCCAATCCCTCTTCTCTTGTATTTTTAGAGATGTATTTAACTGAGAAGCAATCCATTCAATAGCCCTCTTCTGATATGGTCTCATTACAAAATCTCCTTTTAAACTTTTTCCAATCTTTACCAACCCTCTTATTTCCATACATCATACGAAGTTTTTTTTCTTCACACTTCTCATCATCCTTTTTTAGTCTTTCTTTCCATCCATAATCTTCATTTAATTTACGTAAATTATAAACACTAAAAGAATCTGGTAACCAACTCACTCATCCCTCCCTTCCATATACTGTATTAATATACCCACCCAAATGAATCCTACAATAAGACATATAAGTTCTACAAGAGGAATTGGAATTGACATTAGTTTTGTTCATTAATTGTTGTGTTGTTTTGTCTATTTTTATCTGAACTGTACAACTCTGATACTTTCATCATACCAATTAACTTACCTTCTAATCTTGTGCAATAACTCTCCAATGCCTTAATCCTTTTCTCTTGATCTTCTATTAGTTGTCTATTACTCTTATAATTCATAGTGAAATCTTTTAATTCTTCCTCACTCATTTCATTATCTCCATAAAGTTCATCGTAAAGTAAACTCCATCCATTAATCATAACATAAATTCTCCTTAGTTATGTCCATCATATTCAATTGAATCTTCTGGGAGTGGTGGTGCTGGAGTATTGTCAGATATTACCTGCCACTCCTGAACAAGTCTAGCCACTTGTTTTTTATCCATCCCATCCAATTTCATAGAATTCCTCAAACAAACAAGAATACATTTCTCATCACTAATGGGTGCTTTCTGTGTCCAACCATTCATATCCAAATATGTTGGAGGACGATCAATATATTTAGTACTCATCTTCTATATCGAAGTGGCCATGCCATATGCATCCCTGTCACTAATAGTATAACAAAAAGGAATGGAAATGTTGCAACGAATACAGTCATAATAATATTGCTCCTATAATAAATCCCTTTCCGAATGCAAGGCAAAGCATCTGATAATCAGTCAAGTTAAACTTGTCCTGAATTTTCTTTGCCCATGCCTTATCCCAATCTTTAATCTTAGTCAACAAGCGTACCATGTGCCCTCCTAATTTCTCTAAGAGGTTCCCAATCCTTATTTTTTGTGCCACCACCATACTCAAGTGCATAACCATACTTAATCATCTCTTCATTGATAGAGAGTTCTGGATCACCATCTGTGGAGTAAATCCATCCTAAAAGACGACCGTATTTACCGACACCACCTTTAAGTTCTGTACGAATAGTAAGTTCTTCATCACCACTCAGAACTCCTTCTAACCTACTCTTCATATAGTTGGTAGCATCAATACCCAATGCCTTTTCTTCAAGGTCTTTGGTACGCTTTTCTGGAGTGTCTATACCAGCAATACGAACTCTTTCTGTTTTATAGATTCCAAATCCCAAATCTATCGTCACATCTATAGTATCTCCATCAACTACCTTAGTAACCTCTACGACCCGAAAGTTATAACAACTATTCCTACTGGGGGGAACCATAGCCGACATATTATTATAGCATATTTTTCCTATTTAGTCAACCATCTATCATGGATTTCTTGGATCTAGTCCTAACCTTTTAAGATATTCCAACCACCAATCTTGATCTTTAATATATCTCCAATTGGGTACAGGTTTCCCTCTCTCAACTGTGTAATATTGGTACAGACTATCATCGATAATCTGTTCTATCTCCATACTCTTCTTCTTTCTCATCAACGTCTGCATACGGATTTTCCACAAAGGGTCCTCGTTTTCGTAGAGGTTCTTTTCTGACATAAATCCGTTCAGTATTAACAGCTGACACCCAAACTGACAATTTTAGAATAACAATTATTAAACCTAATGGTAACAAACACCCTATCAATACAAGATTGATCTTAGGAATCATCAAAAAGTTCATTTATTCTTACTTGTAAAAGGTACCCAATTTTTCTATTAATATTTATAAATAAAAACTCAATGTCCCTGATATCTATGAGGATTTTTCATAGAATCTATACAGAAAAAAGAAAAGGGTGCCAACATAAGACTACTTCCTACTATCAAGAAGTTTGTATGTTCACCAATGAGGTGTGCAAATTGTAGTATCATGATACGTGAACCATCCCTTTCATACCAGCACTAGCATGAGGTTCACACTGAATTTCATAATCACCAGGAGTGTCAAAGGTAACATCAAAACTATCTCCAGTAGCAAAGGCTAAGTCTGGATGTGATAGTTCTGGATGGTCAACAACTACCATGTTATGTGGTGGGAGATCTCCATTAGTGAATGTAACTTGCTCACCAGCACTAATGCTAATGTCGCTAGGATCGAATAATAAATTTCCATTTGCTCCCATAAAAACTTCAGCACCGTATGCATATCCAGGCAATGCAAAACAAACCGAGGCGATTAATCCCCAGATAAAAATTTTAAGAATAATCATAATTTATACTACTACACAAAATTGAGACTCTTCAGTCAAGATACAATCAATTGAACTAGGATGAGAATGTAAATATGGAACATCGTTTACTGCTTGCTTCTTTGCTTGAAAAGCATCTTCGGCATATACACCAATACTTCGATGACGTTTTGTTTGATCCAAATACTGAACCATATAATGTGACTGGGGCATGATCTTTCAATCCCAACAACACTAATATTTATTTTTCTAATAGGTATTATTAACTATTATTATGAGTGTTTCAAGACAGTGTTAGAGAACCTGAACAACACCTTTTACCTCAGGTATTTCTATTATTAACTTCTTGAATTGTTAATAATGTATCATAAGGAATCCATGCAGGTTCCTCATCCTTAAACTGTACCTGTACCTCAGTTATATTCTTTTGTAACCAGGGAGAGTAAGTTTTTCTTACCATCTTCACTGGACTAAGAGGATTCTTATTATTTAATTCCATTCTCTTTTATTACCTTACATTGTATAGTTTTCGTCAGTTTGAGGTGGTGCTTGAGTTAGTTGAACCGGTCCTTGTTCAATTCTAATTGTTTGTGAAGGAGCAGTCTGAGATGCTTTCTCAATCAGTCTCTCCATATCTGCCTTAGTTATATTACCACCACCATTAGGATTTCCACCATCTTTACCTTTAGCAGCTTGTACACCGAACGTAGCCAAAACCCCAGTAAAAACACTAGCTATGAAAGTCGGATCTAGTTTTTGTTCTGGTATTCCAAGTGCTGGTGGAAGTTTAATGTAGGCGAGAGTGAGTATCCCGCCACTCCAAACAAGAATACCAAGACGGACAAAAGTACTAAGAATAGCGAGTTGTTCTTCTTTGTCATCTGTCACCTCTTTAAGTTTACCAATAATACCTTTCTTCTTCGTATCTTCCTTCTTAATCTCTTCTGGCATTTTGGCAAAGCAGTTCAAATTATTTATGAAAAAGGGCCCTTTTGAGAAGGACCCTTACACGTTAATATATTGATAACATCATTTTTATATTATCCTTGCCAAATCATATCTGGCATTTGCTGTGGTCCTTGTCTATTCATAAACATGAGTACCAAGTACCCTAAGAACCATAGGATATTAACAATCCAGGCCTGTCTATACAAATACTTTCTAATACCCATAGAAATACGAATATCACGGGCATCATCAATAGATTGTGGATCTGAATCTGCAAACCTTCTTATCAATTGCTCTATAATAACGGCAATGATAGTTGCTATTACTAATGGATAGAACATAAAGTTCAGAAGAGCCATGAATATCAATAGTGTTTGTGTCATACTGGATTTGTTGAGGGAACATATATTGGTTGCATTATACCGCCATCATCACCTTCATCATCATCATCATCTTTATTTGATAAAACTAAAATGATTAAGTAAGGAGTTATAACAAATAAAAAATATTGAAATATTATCCAATTATAATTCATGAGTCTTGGCAATTAACGTACTCTGCGTTTTCGTTCATTGTTTTTCTCTAAAGTTTTGTTTTTAATAACAATTCTACCTTTATCTGTTAAGTATTCTATTTGAAATTCTAATTCGTCATCATGTCCCCAACAGAGCTCTTCATAAAGGTCATTAAGTTTTCGCATATCTTCATAAAGAGCATTATGTTTGGGCATATTTTTTCTCAAATATATCTTCTAATTATATCACAAAACTCCAAAAAAGACATTACCAGTAAGAACATAAGAAAGAATTGCCATGTTGAATCCAACCATTGCCAAACGTCCATTAAGAAGTTCTGCACGTTCTGCCTGAGTAACATTTACATCCTTAGGATCAACGTACATACGTGGTTCCTTGGCAAACATGTTCTGACGGTTGCCGTCTTCAGTTGTAACTACTGCTGTCGATGAAGTCATTTTATCTTATGTAAAGAAACATTACAATATTATATATGATATGTAAAGTTTTGTCAACCCCTTTATTTTTTTGGTGTCATCACATAAGCACCGTATATGGTTGCCGAAATAGCAGCAAATATAGCAACGAATTCCATAAAATTAAAGCAAAGTATGAGAATATTTAGTATGCATTATTATCATAAAACCTCTGCAATTTTTTAACAAATTCTTTCTGCCCACAATAACCATGAGCATCTTTTTCTGCATCCATATGATAGTTAGTATGTAAAAGTTCTATCATTAGCAATAACCCTATCAACATCATTGGCATCATCCATAGTGGATGACCCAACACTTCACAAAACTCTTCGTAGTATTGTCTGAAGGGAGTTTTTTGATACTCTTTTTTATCAACCACTTTACTATGTGTAAGGCAAAAGTATATAGGTATTATAGCATAAAAAAAGACCCCCCGAAGGAGGTCTTATGTGGATTATCTGATTCTAATATCAGAAGTTGTACTTAACGCCCAACTTACCACCAACACCAAAGTCATCATCATCTTCGGCGGTCAGGAAAGAAACCTCACCATAGACGCCAAAAGCATCCGATACGGGGAATCCAAGTCCTGCCTTACCAGAAAACTCAGTTTCTGACTCAACGCCGTCAACAGCGACGATAGCTGGGCCACCTTGAACGTAATAGGAACCAGAACCCAGTTCACCTTCGTAACCTACATGAACATCGGTCGTGGCTCCAGAGTAGTCATCGCCTACCCAACCTGCGTTGGTTTCGACGTTAACATACGGACCTGCAAGGGCAGCGCCTGCGGACATAGACAGAGCAGCAGTTGCTGCGAATACAGATTTAATCATTTGTTTTACCTCTTAGTTTACTTGCGGAATGGTTACCCGCAGATGAAAGGAGAATCGTTAGCTCTCCGTTACCTTTCGTTACAAAAATTAGATGTAAGCAAAAGGTTAAGTATTTATATTAGCAATCTTTTAAAAGATTGTCAAGTGGGTTGGGTTTCCTCTATCTTTTGAGATGGTTCGGTAATCCTACCCAAGTACACATCATAATTCATATGATCCTTAATGTCAATAGATGAACCTTCCTGTTGCCACCAATTAAGCAAAGCATCATGAGGTGCCTTATGGAAAATATTAATATGTTCTGGATGAATCGTTGAATTAAATTCAAGATTATATAGAAAAAGTGGAATAGTATATGTCTTTCCACTTTCAAGGATAACATCTTCAGATACAGCTCTTGGTTTTACTCCATTGTCAAGTTTAAACTTGGCACCACGAATATGGTGCCTAATGATCTTAGATGCGTGATGCCTATTAATCAAGTAAATGGCAGCAGAAAAATCATTAATAAACTTATGATGAAGTTTTACGTGAATATCACCTGTACAAATAGTAGTCAATTGCACACAATCCCAATCATATGGAAGAAGAGAAAAGAAATCAGTCCAGGTAAAATTCCAATACTTTGCTATATCTAAATTTACATCATCTTCTACAATAATGCAGTATTCATCGTCAGTCTCTTCATAAAAATGTTTAATGGCCTTTAAGTGAGACATACAACAACCAAGTTCATTTTGATTGACATTATCAGGAATAATACCCTTTAGATGACATGAAACATCATTATCATCTCTAGCATCAAAACCTGAGATTCTAGTATGGTTATTAATCTCCCAATATTTAAATTGATTCTCCATATAGGTTCGCCTTTCAGTATCACTGTCAAGATTTAACCAATAAATGTGAGGGAGATTTCTAAGTTTGAAAGCGGACTTATTCTTGTCCATTAATTGTTGTCCATCCATCGGGAATTAAATCTTTAGTATCGTTGTTTTTTGTATATCCTTCCTCACCAAACCACTGAGCGGGTGCAATAACTTTTTTATTTTTATTAGAAGACAACCACGCACCCCACCAGGAGAAAGAAGAGTTTGCAATGATAAAATCATCACAAAGAGTCATTAAACATAAGTCAACCCTATTGTCATCATTCTCAGAAATCAAGAATCGATCATCAGAGAACAACTCTTGATCATTACACCACGTAGGGTCATCAGAAAACACAATCACATTACGATCATCATCAAAGTGTTTCAGTGCCTCCTCATAGTACTCAAGAGTACATGGAGGATGATTAGCACTGTTAGTCAAATAGTCAGTACGTCGAACGTGAAGAGCGATAGGATTATCTACAGACTCAATCATCTCATTACAGGGATTTAAAATATCATCCCTAAAAGTAAAATCCTCACGAATCTCATCTTCAATGTGCTTGAAATATTTTTCTGTTTGAAAAAATCCAATCAGACTTACATGATCTGGACACAATTTAAAAAGTTCCTCATCAAAATGAAAAAACCTTTCTTTCACAGATGGAGCATGGCCATTATTAAGGAGTCCAATATTAACATTTAGATCAAAAGAATCAAAGAGTTCTGACCTAATCATATTTCCAATGCCATCATCAACTGGATGATTATACTTTGGAATGCAAAAATCTACTCCAGTATTTCTTGCAATACCCTTCAATGCTGCATACTGAAACATCTGATTAGCGAATCTTCCCATTCGCCCTAGTGAATTAAAACCTATCATTTCAATTGTGCTTTTCTTTTTTGCAAATATTCCTGATCTTTATAATAACTTACCAACTGGGTTTTGTCAAATGTTTTAATTTTATTCCAAAGTTCGTAATTGTTATTAAAGTTGGGGTTACTAAACCAAGAATTATGTGTTCGCGAATGTTCTAAATGATAGACGTAATCATTCACTCTAGCAATACGATTACCAAGAACACTCATGCGATAATAAAATTCATCATCTTCACACCCCCATGAAATAAAGTTCTCATTCATCATGAAAGAGTCAATATATTTTTGACGATCAATAAACTGAGTCCATCCAATTGTTGAATTAGAAAGTCGTTTCTTCTTATCAAGAACTGAAATATCTAGTCCATTAATAAAATCATTATAAATCTGCATATTATAATCAGCACACCATTGATAGATACCAGATTGATATGGATACACTACATCTGCTTGTCCATCATTAATCAAACTATAAGCTTCATGGTATGAAGACACAGGCAAAATGCAGTCAGCATCATAGTTCGCAACGACTTTTGTATCTGATGCAACAATAAGATCATTTAATACTTTACTCTTACAGAATAAAGGATCGTTATTCTCTTCAAAAATATGTGTGAGGTTATTCGTATTTACGTACTTCTTAATTTCAGGTAAAGCCCTGAACTTAAACAGAGATCTATTAGATACTTCTTTTACAATAACTTTAGCAGGAACATTCCTGAGCAAGTAAGTTACTGATGAAATTATATTCCTAAGTCTATCCTCAGTCTCAATCCTTGTAGGAATGAGAAATGTCAAATCCATCATACTCTAACAACCTCACGATTTACTTTTATAGATCCAGGAAAATAATAACCAGATGTATCTAGGTGACTTAGTGCAGGACCAAACCAAGGATCTGGAATATAGACTTTCTTGTCTTTACTCTTTCCTAGGTATGCCATCCACCAGGAAAATGTACTATTGGCAATGATGAAGTCTGAACAAGAGGCACCTAGACACATATCATGATGAGCCTTCTCATTCTCTTCTCTTTCTTCATGATTGAAGATAAAATTACTACCTGTGAAAATAGTTTTACACCATTCAATGTCATCAGATATGACAATGTATTGACGATCTTTTCCAAGGTCATCAATACATCCTTTATAGTATTCTTCTGTACAAATAGCATGATAATCCTGAACTCTGATAAAGTCCTTACCATGTCTAATGTTTAGACACACTGGATTATCTGTCTTATGTTTCTTATGAAATGCTTCTGCAATTTCTAAGTAACTCTCCTTGAAGGTAAAGTCTTTCTTTACCTCTTCTTCTGCATTCTCAAAATACTTATAACTTTCAAAGTGTCCATGAAGACTTGCATCGTCTGGACATTCATTGAATAGTTCTTCACAGAATTCATGTTGATGTACATCAATGTCGTATCCATCAACTAAACCAAATCTACCATTAAGATGATTCAGTTCAAATAAGTGTTGTAAATGATGATTTATCGTAACGATATTGTCACCAACATGTTTATGGAACCATGTCACATCAGAATGATCTGGAATACAATGATCGTATCCCAGATTCTTAGCAATACCTACTAATGACGCATACTGAAACATCTGGTTGCCAAGTCTACCCTTAGTTCCCAGTTTATTCATCCCAATCATATTTAATCCCCTTTGATAAGTCTATAACTATCTTCGTCAAAATGCTCTGTAGAAAATTCAAACAATTCAGTGTCTTCTAGAGCAATCATCTGATGACGCATTCCAGTAGGGACATGAAACTTATCTCCCCTTTCTAAAGTTGCAACAGAAGCCATATCAAGCATATCGCTCCACCCATAGTAGATTTTAATCTTTCCACTCTGGACATAAAATACTTCATCTTTAATCTTATGCATATGCCAGGAGCAACGCTTTCCCTTTACCATATGCAAAATCTTTCCACAATACTGATCGCAATTCACAATCCATTTCTCATATCCCCATCCTTTAGGGACTAATTGAATTGCATCAGTCTGTTTCGGTCTTGAAGAAGTCATTATCTAATATTCCTTTGTCATCGATATAGTAATCTCCAGAGGGTTTCCCCAAAAATAGTTTATGAAATTTACATCCCCAAGAGTTTAATTGGTTATATGTGAATTGATAAAATTCTTTATTAGCCAAATATATATCATCATCATACCTACCCATACCTCTAGCAGTAAGATATATTATAATATGTCCTTGATCATATAATTTATTTATTTTATCAATTCTAGTCTGAATTGGCAATGCTCCTTTATATCGCAACTCAGATGTTGGTCCTGGAGTACAAATAGTTCCATCAATATCAACAACATATCTCATGATTTCCGAATCTTATTAATGATTTTTGTAGACGAATATCCACCAAAACGATTAAAGAATCTCACTTCTTTAGCATATTCACGACCAACAACATCTCCATCTCGCCAATCACCACCAACAACTAAAACATCTGGATTATAGAATTGAATCATTTCCTCTAATTCTGTACGACTACCAAAAATATGAATCCCATCAATATATTTAATAGATTGCAACATTGTATATCTGAAGCAAATGTCGTTTATAGGCCTCACAAAACCTTTATCATTGTTTACTTTCTCATCACTATCAATACCAACAATCAAACGATCTCCAAGAGACTTACATGCTCTAAACAATTCAATGTGTCCTGGGTGAAGAATGTCAAAGCATCCATTTGTCCAGATGGTCTTCATTTAAGATAATCCTCTACAGTAGTAAATTTATAATCACCCCATGTTGGTTTTGCACAGGTATAATCTTGATACTTTCCTTTCAAATGATCTGGAAAAGGAATGTACTCGATCTCTCCATTATACTTCTTTGCTACGCATTCTGCAACATGCTGAAAACTCACAGGTTTGCTAGTTCCAAGATCATAGATACCAGACTTCTTTTTATTATTGAGAACTAGATCAACAATATCATCAACACAAATAAAGTCTCTCAAGAACTTATCAGATCCTTCAAACAATTTAAGTTTACCAGTCTCTTGAACTTGCTTTGCAAACTTACTAACTGGACTTGCTTGATCTCCTTTATCTTCTTCACCATCACCATAGACGTTGAAGTATCTGAATCCTTGAATGAGAGGAAACTCATCGATGTGATCCTGTACCCAATAGT